GGAAAATAACGAAACAAAGCAAGCCGCTGGCCGCTCGCTCGCTTTGGTCCGTAGCGCGTTACTTGCTGGCGAATAAAGCCTATAGGCGCGTGCTCATTCGATTTGTCGCAGTGCAGTTCATCACACGGCCGCGCGCCGTGTACACGGCATATCGAGCCATTGCCAGGCTCACAAGATAGCGAGGGAGCACAACAGTGACTACCACTGTGCAAGAATTGATAGCCGGCATCGAGGTGGAGGGCGAGGCGGCCCAAAAGCGTTACGATAAGGCTACCATCGAGGTCCGCTCCATTCTGGCGCTAGCCAGCCAAGAGGGTCGCCCATCTCTCACCGCTGATGAAGACAAGCGGGTAGCTGAGCTATTCCAGATGCGTGACGGTGCCAAGGCCGATCAGGAGTCTATCGCCATCAAGCTGGCTAATGCTCGCAAGATCGAGCTGGACGACAAACGCGACCGCGCGCAACTGTCAAATATACAGCCCTCTGGTGCGCCCGCACTGCCTGCTGGTGATAAGCCGGCCTACGATCAGGTGGGCCGGGTCACCCGCGGAGAGCGCACCTATCACAAGGGAAATGACCGCCGCGGTGCCATGTTCGTCAAAGACGTGGTGCGCCAGCATATGTTTAAGGATGTCGAAGCTGGCACCCGGCTGGCAATGCATATGTCAGAGGAGAGAGTTGAGCGCGCCAACAGCGGGTATTTGGAGCGTGCAGTTGGCACGGGTGCATTCACGGGATTAGTCGTGCCGCAGTATTTAACGGATATGTATGCACCCGCGGTGGCCGCTATGCGACCATTCGCAGACGTTTGTAATCACCATGACTTGCCCGCGTACGGGATGACGGTAAACATTTCCCGGATTACTACGGCATCGTCTGTTGGATTGCAGGCCACGGAAAACTCAGCGGTTAGCTCCACTGACATGGATGACACGCTACTCACCGAGGTCATCCAAACCGCGGCTGGTCAGCAGACCATCTCCCGGCAGGCTGCAGAGCGTGGCGTAGGGATCGAGGAGGTAGTGGTTGATGACCTTTTTAGGCGTTACGCGACTGCCTTGGACGCCACTCTCATCAACCAGACCACTACCGGGCTGTCCGCGGTAGCGTCCGGCATCACCTACGATGACGCCAGCCCTAGCGGTGTCGAGGCCTGGCCCAAGATCCTGGCCGGCGCGGCATTGTCTGAGGCGTCTCTACTCGGTTTCGCACAGCCCGATGTGGTTCTCATGCACTCGCGGCGCTGGTACTGGCTGCAGAGCCAGTTAACCAACCAGTTCCCGCTGTTCGGGCAGCCCGGAATTGTGGACACCCACGCCGGCATCAACTACGCAGAAAAATACGGCCGGGGTGCTCGCGGTATTATGCCTAACGGCATGATTGCGGTGGTGGACAATAACATCGCCACCAACTTGGGTGCTGGAACTAACCAAGATGAAATGTACATCATCGCCTCTGACGAATGCCATTTATGGGAGGATCCCGCAGCTCCCGTATTCATGCGCGCAGAACAGCCAGCGGCTGCACAACTGGGAATTTTGTTAGTCCTGTATGGGTATTTCGCCTATTCATTCCGTAGGTATTCAGCGGCTAATGCCAAGGTCTCCGGTACGGGATTTGTCAGCCCTACATTCTGACTCTCCATAGTTGGACTGTTACTCTATTGTTTCCTCGAACGGAGGGTCAGATATGGGCATGCATCAGCCATTGGCTGACATGGTAATGCCGATCCAGACACAAGCTGCGGGTACGTATTCCACGGGTCCACTCGTGGAAGCGGGTAACGCTAACTGGGTGGTGGTGTATGTCAATGTGTCTGCAGCTACGGGCACGACACACACGCTTGATGTCAAGTTGCAGAGCTCGAATGATGGTTCTGTGTGGACAGACCTGCCGGGGGGTGCCATCACGCAGATTACCGGCACCGCTAATACAGCAATCGCAGCGGCACCTCCCAATGATGACTACGTACAGGCAGTGGCCACGGTAGGCGGTACAGGTTCGCCCACGGTCACGTTCTCGCTAGGAGCGTTGATCATCTGATGACTAGCTCAAGTAAACCAGCGGATACTACCGCGCCGGCACAGACAACTACCGGCAGCGCTACCACTACGGAGGTCAGCTCACCTACCCAGACCGCGGCAGCACGCATCGCGGCAGAGGGAGGTGACACCGGGATAATCAGCCCGACAGATACGGCTTTTACGGCTGATGACCTTGCCGAGATCGAGCAAGCTGATTCTCCTTACTACCAGCTGGCCTCACGCATCACTCAGCTGTTGGGGGAGCGCGAGATCGTGGACGCGCTGGGCAACGCTGAGCGTGTCTACGCGGTAGATAAGGAGCTGGGCGAGATGCGCCGCGTCTGGGATGACCGCGACACCACCACGGGTGGCCGGGACACCCCGCCGGAAGGGCGCCAGACGCTGCGAGAGCGCCAGATCAGGACGGGTGGCGGGCCAGCGGCATCCACACCGCCACCGCAGCGGCCGGCGCCGGCTACGTCCACTACAGCGGCCGGCACGACTGCACCGGGCGAGGACACCGTAACCACGCCGACCACGTCGACAACCAGCGGCTCTACAGGGGGTAAATCGACCCCTGCCGGTACTCCTACCAGCGGCTCTACCACCTCGACTGGCGGGGCAGCCACGCCGACCACAACCGGCGGGAGTGAGGCCAAGCCGTGACCGCGCCCGTGCCATCACCGCCAGGGACGTGGCTGACCGTGGATGAGCTGAAAAATGATCAGTCGCTCGATGGTGTGCCGCTGAGCACTCGCGATGATCAGGCACTGCAGCGCAGCCTCTACGCAGCGATGTCCTGGGTGATGGACCGGCGCAAAGACATCGATTATCACGGCAACTGGACAGTGCCATGGGAGGTCCGGCTAGGTACGCTGCGCCTGGCCGCCCGATGGTTCATCCGGCGCAACAGCCCTACCGGGCTCGTGCAGATGGGTGAGCTAGGCGCCGGGCAAATCCCCGCGGTAGACAATGACATCTACCTACAGCTGGGCATCCTGGGTGGCCTGGCATGAGTGCACCTGGCGATATCAGCGGCACCCCGGGCGTTGAGCGGGTGGTATCCGGCATCGAATTCGCGCTGGCCTCAGTGCCGGATTTCCGTATTATCAATTCGGTAGCGTTACCGGTGGTGCCGCCAGCACTGGTAATTGGTCCGCCACGTATGACTGTCCGGGGTTATTCGTTTGCGGGTACGGGACTGACCACGGCGCAGTTTAACATTTACATTGTCGTGGTGATGAATCAATACGCGATACACACTCTGCGGGCGATCATAGCATCGGTGATGTATGCGCTTGAGCGTTTCACGCCGGGAATTGTGCTGAGCTCTGTCCCCGGGGTTTATCCCAGCCCGGGCGGGCCATTGCCAGCGTATATTGTGACCTTTCAGCAAGAGCTGAGATAGTAGGAGCTGCGCTAATGACGATACCGCTTATCACTCCCATAGTGCATCAGCAACGGCTCAAAGTGGTCACGTTTACGCTGGCCACTACGGATTTCACCACACAAACGAGCAGCTGGACGATGCAGAATAACACCGCACTGGGCACCAAGACGTTTACTTACGCGGGGAACATTTCGGAATTCAGAACGGACACCGATAACGACTATGCCCTCGCTCTCAGGTTCTTTTCGGATTGGCGGTCTGGCGGTATATCTGATTTTCTCGTTATCAATAACCGTGCGTACGCTGCATTTCAGCTTGACCATCACCCCGACATCGTAGGCGAACACGTGCGCTGGACGGGAACATGCCAGATCTGGGCGCCCAGTGTTGGTGGTGACGCGCGCATCACTGAGGAAACAACTGTCACGCTGCCCGTACTCGGAATACCGCCCTACAGTCGGATTGGATGATCTGCTATGACATTGCAATCCACTATTCAGTTCTCGATGGCCGCTGCTATTGTGGGAACGCCTGCAGTCGGTGCCTCGCAGGCCGCGCTCAATCTGCCGCTAGGGTGGAATCTAGTCAACGGTACTGGTGCGGGTCAGGCTGATATGGCATGGTGGGTACAGAGCACCTTAGCGGCGAGTACGTCAGAGACCTGGGATTTCGCCGGCACGCTGCGCGATCTGCTCAATAACCTGATCATTTTGGCGCGCATCAAGGCACTAGTGGTTACCGCTGCCGCGGGTAACACAAACAATGTGGTGATCGGCGGTGGCGCAACCACGCTGGCTACTTTGTTCGGGGCCACTACGCACACCACACCAGTGCGCCCAGGCGGCACGGTTGCATGGTTCGTGGGCGCCAATGACGCGGTGGGTTATACCGTCACATCCGGTACGGGGGATTTATTGCAGGTTGCTAATTCGGGTGCAGGGTCATCGGTCACGTACACAATCGCGGTGATAGGAGCCAGCGCATGATCACATTTATCATCAAACCGGATGGTGGCGAAGCAATCCGTATCAAAGCAGACAGCCGCGATGTCCGACTGTGGGAGCGCATCAATCCGCGCAACACACTGCGCCGCATCGCGGAACAGCCTTGCGTGGATGACTACTACTCATTATCACATTTGGCTATCAAACGTCAGCGGGTATGTGAGATACCTCCCTATGATGATTACGTGGAGACGTATGCGGTAGAGGCCTTGATGGACACCTCTGAGGTACTGGACTATGACGAACTGCTCACCGTGGTTGACAAAACTATGGCTGCGCCGGATGCCTCACCTGCGCGGGTGGCAGATGCTGTTGTGGAATTGCTCGACAGTTTGCGGTTGAGGTCGCTAGAGCCGATCCCTACGCTGCCGGGTCGCTGACGCGCACCATTCTTGCTCTGGCGCTGGCTAGCGGCATTGACCCGGAAGTATGGTGGAAGCAGGATCTGCGCAGCATTGCCACCGCAATGGAATTACTAGAGCAACGTAACAAACGTGATGAGCAGACCCCCGGCGACTCGCGCTTATACGGCGTGACTTTTGATGAGCAAGGCCGGCAGATGTCGGGCTAGGTGGTGTACACGTGTCCAATCCGATGAACTTTACCGAGGCTGACCGGACCGGCGACGCGTGGGAGGGTGATGCTGGGCTCACCGGGCAAGCACCCGAGAATTTTGATGCTCCCACCAGCCTGCCGGGGTTTGGTGTCAATGCGGGTGTCCCTGGCGCAATAGTGCGGCCCGGTGAGGAACCCGTACCCGGGGCAATGCTCAATGATGCAGCACAGATAGCAGGTGCTTCCACTGCTGACAGCATCACCGCTGATATGCCCACTACGCAGGTTAGCCAATTCGAGCAGGCCTCTAACCAATTTGCCAGTAATATGCAGAGCTCTGTTGAGAACTTGTCAGGCCTGACCGCTACCCAGGGCGCGGGTATTCCTGGGATGCCTGGCGGCAGCGCACCTGACCAAACCGCTGCACCCAACCCCGCAACCTACGCCACACCCGGGATGTCAGGAGTCGTTAATCCGCCCGGTGCCGGCGGCCAACTACCCGGTGCCGGCCCGATGGCTGCCCCTGGCGCACCCGGTGCACCCGGCGGTCCGGGCCAACTACCGCCCGCGGGAGGTGGTGGCGGGGGTGCTGCCGGCTACCTCAGCGCAAACGTCCCTGGGGCTACGGACAGCCTCACCTCTGCCGTGGCTGCAGCCGCATCGAGCTCAGGCCCGCATGCCGCTCTCGTGGCCGGCACCGCGGTACTGAGCGGCATTGCCATCATGGTGGGTGGCATGTCCTCAGTCGGGCACAAGGGCGCGCCGGCATCGGTCATGGCGTTTGGATCTGAGGGTGGCAGCGCTCCGCAATTCGCCAGTGACAGCCACGGTTGGTTCACCTCTGCAGTGGCAGCGTGGGCGGCAGCTAATCCACCACCGCTACCGCCAGCGCCACCGATAGCCGGCGATGGGCCACCTATGCCAGGTGGCGGGGGTGCGGTCGGTTCCCCCGGTGATGGCACTATGGGCAGTTCTCCAGCACCGCCACCTACATCCGGCGGCCCGATGCCCGTGCCAGGGATGACACCAGCTGACATGATTCCCGGCAGTGGCGGGGGTGCGGATATCCCGGGTCAGTTTGCGCCAGCTGGTCCTATGGCACCCGGGCCAATGGCGGGGCAGGACGCTACTACCCCCGCGGGCACTAATCAGTCTGTGGGCGGCGCGGTGATGGGCAAAGTGGATGGCGCTATCGGCTCATTTGACCATCCCGGTACCGGTTTCAATAGTGAGGCATGGACTGGTCAATCGGTACCCAATGAGGGTGTCTGGGATAATATGGGTCCGGGTATCCAATCTCACGGCGCGGTACTCGCGGGGCAAGCCAAAGACATGGCCCAAGGTGGGCAGGGAATACTAAACCGCGCGTATCAGGGGGATGACTTCGCTGGCTACCGTGATTCCGACAACGGTATTGTCTACAATAATCCCGATGACGCGGCTTTCGTTGCGCAGACCATGCAATCGATGGGTGCCCAGCCTACGGGATTCAGCGTAGATGATGAGGCTACCGGTATTGGTGATCCGGTACAACCGGGGGCACCAAATCCGAATGCACAGGATATGTGGTCTAGTCCCTTGGGCGGCATGGGTAGTGTGCGTACGCAATTTGACAACCCGCCAGAATTACCTGATGACGGTAGCGATGACGGAGCTTAATGCAGGTGCTGTTACTCATCAGTAACGTTGTGATGGGAGTGCTGTGGCCTCGCCGTCCCGTTCCATTATCATAAATTTCAAGGGCTCCATTGGTGGACTGGTCGGATCTACGCGCAAAGCAGTAACCGAAATATCCCGCGTAGGCAACGCTGGTGTCAAAATTGGTAAGGATTTGTCACAAGCATTACTGCACGGTAACGTGAAACCGATCATTGGCGATGTGGTCGGCGGATTGGCATCGATGGCTCGCATGGTGTTTATCATGCCAGGTCTGTTGATGGCATTAGTCAATCCGATGAATATCGTCAGCATGGCGACTGTGAATTTCTCGAACGCCATCAGTGCGTCCAGTCCGCAAGCATTTGTTGCCGCTACCCGAAATATGGCGCCGGCAATGCGCGATGCGGTGATGGCCACCAGACTATTGTCACCAGAGATCAAAAATCTTTACGGCATTATCCAGCAAGGATTCTGGGCTGGTGCCGCGGCCGACATCAACAACCTGGCTAAGGTCTATTTCCCAGTGCTGGGCGCGGGGATGGGCGGTATCAGCACGATACTGGGCACACTGCGCCATGACCTTGTGGCATTCCTCACAGAGCCTCAGGTAGTCAGCACCATCAGCTCGTGGTTTACTGCTTTCGCCAAATGGGGCACATCCATGGAGCCGGTAGTCAAAGCTCTCATGCCCGACATGATCACGCTGATGTCTGACTTTGTCGCGATTATGACCAACTTTGTACTGCCGCTGGTCACTCGGCTTATTGGTTTGTTCACCACAGTGATGGGATTCATTACCCCGATCATCACCGGCATCAGCTCAATAACCGGTATTGCAGGCGGCATCACCGGGGGAGGATCCGGCAGCGCGGGCGGCAGCGCAACCAAGAGCGGAGGCATCGGCGGGTTTCTCAGCGGTCTGGTATCAGGCGTGGGCTCGTTTTTCTCTGGTCTGTTCGGCCGGGCAGCGGGTGGCCCGGTACTGGCTGGGCAGTCCTACCTTGTGGGCGAGCGAGGGCCAGAGGTGCTGACCATGGGTGGTAGTGGTGGGTTTGTCAATCCGAATATCCACACCGGCCACACCATTGTGACTGTCAAGATTGGTGACAGTGAGCTGCGTGATATCGTGTCTCATGAAATTGACCGTTACGCGGCAGGTGTGGCCATGACAGCGCGCATGGGCGGGGGGTCATTCGCGTGACTGATATCAATTTTTATGCCGCTGTTGCCAAGCCTGGTGACATTTTGATAGTGGCGGTGCCGAATGTGCATTCACGCAAAGATGCTGATGAGGTAGCCGGCGAATTAGAGAAACTACTGCCTGGCATTCGGGTTATTGCTGTCTGTGCCCAGTCGATAGCAGTTTACCGGCCGGATGATGATGTATGACTATCAACGTCACTGCCACCTACGATGACTCGCGGGGCCGGGTGCTCATTGCTGCCACCAATCTGCCGGCTATCGCTACCACGGCGTTATTCGAGTGGTCTAACGACAATGTGCATTGGCGGTCAGTCCGGGGCAGCTCTGCGGTTGCGGTAGCGAGTAACGCGGCCAGCTGCTTTGACTACGAGTACAGCCCGGGGATCCTGAACTACTACCGGTGCGCTGCGGTGAGCTCGGCTGTGCCCAGCTTTGTCGCTGCCGGCACCGCGGCGACTGCCAACAACGCCAGCGTGACCCCGGGCCTGCCGGCGGGCTGGCAAGAGGGCGACTTGTTGCTCATTCTGGCCAGCATCCGCAACAGCGGCACGGGCACCATAGTGGCACCCACGGGCTACACACCACTGCTGGTGGCCGATAACTGGGCGCTGTTCGGCAAGCGCGCGGCGGTGGCTGAGTCGCCTCCTACGGTCACCGTCACGGGCGGCGCGGCCGGCGCAGACGTGCTCTCCCAGATGGCAGCTTGGCGCAACACTGAGCTCATCCCCGCCACCACGGCCTATCAGCTCAATCCTAGTGGAGCCAACATCACCTACCCGGGTGTGGCGGCATTTCAGCCCAGCTGGGATGTGATCCTGTATCTCGGTTGGCGTCAATCCAGTTGGACAGCGCCCAACGTCGCCACCATCAGCGGAGCTACCGAGATCGGCGAGGTCACCAGCACAGCGGGCAGCGGCGCGGGGCAGGTTTGGGATTACCAAGTGCAAACCACGCCGGCACCCGTCATCGGCGGTGCGTTTATCGTGACTGGCGGCAGCGCAGCTGTCAGCTACGGCGCGGTAGTGGCTCTGCGCAATGCGGTCTACGTCCTGCGCACCACGGCCACCGTGACCCCCGTGCAATCACAGGTCTGGCTTAAAGTGCCCACCGCGCCCTACCTCAACCGCACCGTGACGTTGATTGACTGGGATGACCTCAACCGCAATAGCCGGGCCATCACCTACAGCGTGATCGGCAAGCGCGATGCGGGCGCGGTTACGGATATGGCCTCGCCGCGTACCGTCAGCATCAATCTATGGACAACGGGGGATGCCGAGACAGCCGCACTGGATTTGTTGCTCTCATTAGGCAACATCATGCTGCTTTCAGTCCCCCCGAACTGCGCGCTCAAGAGCATGTATGCATCACTGGGCAACTACAAATACACCCGGCCGGCACACTTGAGCCACAACAACAATTACACAATACCGCTCACCGAGGTCACCATGCCTGATGTAGCGCTGGCTGGTAATAGTGTGACGTGGGCAACCCTGATCACTAATTATGCCACGTGGCAAGACGTGATCAATGCCAATGCCACGTGGGCGGCAGTGCTCGCGTTGTCCGGTACCCCAGCTGATGCGTTGGTGGGCCACTAGTGCGCAGCGTGTCCAGCCGTTTCCTGGCTGCGGTGAACGGACCGCACAAAGTAGCTGCCCGCGCCGTGCTCGTGGATGCCGCGCCGCAATTCGGGCTGAACCCAACGGGTACCGAGATTCCTATTATCAGTGGCTCGATCACCACACAGTCATTGTCTGATGTGAAATCCACGCTTACGCTGACTGTGCCCGGTGATTACTACACAGCACTGAAACCATACGGCACCGAATTGTTCATCTCGCGGGGTGTGGAATTCGCTAATGGTGACCGCGAATTAGTGGGCCTGGGTTACTATCGCATTGAACAGATCACCCAAGATGAAGCACCTTACGGACCGGTCAGCATCCAAGGGCTTGATCGTATCTCGCAACTGCAGCAAAACAAATTGGCATTTCCCCTGCCGCTCAACAATGCGGACAGCCACCGTAGCGTTTTCCACCGGCTGTTTAACGGCATCGCAATACCTCAGCAAGCGACTTACCCCGGGCTCTCGCCGTCCGGTTTCGCGGCATATCCCAACGCGCGGATACCCATCAGCTGGACTAGTTACAACCCGGATACCACCACCATCATTGGCGATCAGATTGTCGAAGATGACGCCTTCGGTTACTTACGCGACCTGATCAAGATATACAACGCCAGCATGATGCGGTTCACGTACACGGGCGAACTGTTGGTGTACTCGATTGCCATTGATGCCAGCTACCCCGTGTACACGCTGACCGGTGGAGCCGGTGGCCAGATCATCAAGGCCAAGCGGGTAACCAAGCGTACGGACGTAGCAAATTCGGTCACCGCATATGGAAGTGACCCGACCAGCATTACCGACTTCATTATCACTCAGAATGATGACCCGGCATCAGCGTTGGCTTTCAACAAAACCACCTACCCGGCGTTCGGTCCGGCACCCACGTACTACTCCTCGCCATTGCTGCAGACCAACGCCGATGTGGAGCTCGCGGGCGAGACACTGCTACGTCGATTTCGGATGCTGCCGGAAACCAACACGCTCACAGTGATCCCCAACCCCGCACTGGAGACTAATGATCCTATTGACGTTATCTACCGCCCGGGCATGGATCCAGTCCGTTGCATCATCGATTCCATGGTGATGCCGTTGACTGCAGCGTTAACCGGCACCATCACCACACGGATCCCGACTGCTACCGAGGGGTACGGGTTGGGTCTGGGATTCCTGGGGCCATAATGACATCACCCGATGCATTCGGCCTATCACGGTTATTCATCTCACCGTACAATGTCCCGCAAGTTCCCACGCTAACCCAAGACTGGGCCGGCGGGATAATGACACAGTGGGATCCTACATCACACGCCAATACGGTGATCGTAGGTCCGGTCACCTACCGGAATTTGCCCGTAGTTAGTCCCCTGGGGCTGACCACGGGAACGGTATTGCTGGCTAAAGTACCTGGCGGATACATTGTCATGGGTATGCTAGCCACAGTGGGGAATACCTACAGTGATCCAATCCGTTTCCGCTCATTGCTTGGAGATGTCAGCTCACCCATATCAAGCACTGCACTATCAGATGCAGGAATACTCAATTTTCTAATCAACCCGGGCAGGCAGTACGCACTAGACGGTTGCATATTTTACAATGCGGGTACATCAGGTCACCTCGCGCTCGGATGGAATGGGCCACCAAACATGGCCTGTAAGTGGAGCAACTGGGGTACACAAAACACTGCAGCAACTCACTTGCTATTTGATACGATGACAGCTTATGGGGATGCCAATACTCAAGTGACATTTGGATGGGGGCATTCCGCCGTAGCGCACCCAAAAGGGTGGTTTGCAACTACTGATACTGGTGGATTACTGCAATTGCGTTTCGGGCAAGCCACATCGAGCACAACAGCCTCTATTGTACAACAGGGCTCATGGTTGCGTCTTGCTGAGCTCGGCCCATCCTCTGGAACTACTACGTACATTAGCAATTACCGGGCAACCGGCTCGCGGAGCTACGATCACAACGGCGCGTATATCGGTAGTCCCGATGGCGACAACAATATGTACATGGGCTCTTTCTCTAGCCGATCGTTTGGCAATGAGCGGCATATGTGGACTTTTAACGCTGCCCAGATTCGCACTGATTTGACGGGTGCTACTGTTCTGTCCGCGCAAATGTTTTTGTACTGCTTCCGTTGTGACAGCGCGGCAGGTGACTATAACTGGTACTGGCACACGGCATCAACAATCCAGACTACATTCCCCACAGGGGGTTTCGGCGGTGTTGATGTACAAGATGTGTGGTCTTCGATTCCGGCTTGGGCAAGTTTTGACATCACCGCGCAGATAACCTACATCATCAACAACAATGCGAACAGCGTTGCAGGTGGCCCCGCTCTGTTTAGTGACGCGTCCACTGCATTTCGGGGGTTTGGTACCGCTAACTACCAGCCCTACATACAGATCACGTACGCCAAGTAATCGGAGGTTATGGGCCAGTGGGTAATACCTCCAAATTTGGGCTACCCTTCCCTAACTTAGGGGACATCCCTAGCGGTCCCGTGGGGGTGCAGAGCCTTGCGCAGTCAATAGATGCATTAGGTGTTATCGGCGGCAAGCGCCGGGTGGCCCCGGGGTCTGCCACGTCCACCATCGAGGCCACAGTCATTGACACCCAGACACTCGCGCTGGTCGGTACCAGTGTGTTTAAGCTCGAATACTTCCTGGCCTTCACTGCCAGTGTGGCCGGCAATGACGCGACCATGCGAATACGTACCACCAGCGTGGCCGGCACCATCATCGGGGAGACCGTAGCGTTAGGCGTGTATGTCACACCGAACATCAGTTACGGATACATGCAGGTGATCTATAAGACAACTGTGCCAGAGCTGCAGTATTTCGCCGGCACCATCGTGCACGTGGGTACCGGCACCGGCACGATCACCCCCGTCATGCCGACCAGCCTCATTGTGACGAACATGGGTCCGAGCACCATCATTGGAGACTTCTGATGACTGCGCCCCACGCTGCCGCGGGTGTGATCCGCCAGGGTGAGGACTGCTGGATAGAAGCGCTGAACATCCGCAGCGTGCGCACCGGCGATCTCATCGATGTCACCAGCTGGAAAGTACACGCGGTCGCCCGGGCCTGGTACGCGCGCATCCCGCTGGGCCGACGCGTCTGGCAGTACCGCATGCAAAACCCCGTGATGTCCGAATGGTCAACCACACCGACCGGCACGCAAGGCGTCATCGTCGCCGGCATCGGAAATGACAACACTGACCCCTACCGCATCCGCATTCACGTGACGCCAGCGCAGACTGACAATTGGCGCGCACCCATGGCCTTGATTCAGGCAAAGATGTGGAATCCGGTAACCAATGACACTGCCCGCGTTGTGGATGAAATCTATGAAGTGGCGTTTGACGCGCTACCAGATAGCTTGACGTTCTAGGTATGTTTCATGATATCTGCGTAGCATTTAGCCAATTCGGCCTCATAGTTAAAATCTTTGCCAGTTTTGCTTGCGTAGTTACGTTTAGCCTCAACACGGTTACAGGTTAGGCAATTACGGTAGCCCTTATTGACCCATGCAGAGCGGACTAGATTTGGCAGGGCAAGTATGTGGCCGTGGTCATCGTGGGTGCGATTACGCCAATAGTTGGTGCCGTCACGATTCTTGTCTAATATGTTTTGTGGATGGGTACCAAAATATAGATTCGTTACGTGGTTGTCTTGTCTGCCAGCTGGCCCATGACAACGCTCTTGTCCTAGTGGCGGTGGGCCTAAAAATGCATCAGTAACAAGTATATGGACAAAGCAACAAAAAGTCTCATGTCCTACGCTTAAACCTACATACCAATATTGATTTTTAGCCAAAGATTGTTGTTTGATGTATTGAGTGCGGATGTTGCTCACCCGGCCGCAGCTACTAACCGCGTATAGGTTTTCCCATCCTATGACTGGCAGCCAACGTTCGATACAGGTACAATCCGTCATGTTCGGCCTGCTCTCTCAGGTCTGGACATTAAACCCCGGCGGTGCGCGAACACTTCCGGGGTTTCTTACTGCCCGGATCTTACCACCTCCCCCATGGTTGCCCGGTATGTCCGAAAGGTGAGGTGAGTCCGATTCCCTTCAATCTCACTACCAAGAATGCCGCGTGCACCGGCATCTCGGGCCAGATCAGCTTCGCGGGCGCTCACACGCTCGTGGATCCCGGCCTGGGCACCACGGCCAACGCTGGTGAGGCGTCTGGCGGCTCGTACGCACGGCAGGGATTAGCCTGGGCCAGCGTCACAGGTGGCACACAGGCCAACTCAGGCGCGCTGACCATCCCGGTGCCCGCGGGCACCTACGGCTTTATCACATTCTGGAATGCTGCCACCCTCAACACGGGCACGCAGTACATGGGCTACAGCCCGATGGGTGGCGCAGCGGCTATCAAGGGATACGCCACGGTCGATCCCACGCTGGCCAACAACCAGTTCTTTGCCCCCGGTCACGCACTGGTCAACACCAACACGCTGTTTGTTTTTCCCGAATTCGGCACCACGCTCACTGCGCCATTGGCATCCGGCACGCTGTATTACGTCATCAACTCGGCTACTAACACATTCCAGCTATCCACTACATCCGGCGGATCCGCCGTGGCATTGACTACGTTTAACTCTGGCCTGTTCTACTGGCAACGTATTGTGTCTGAGGTTTTCAACGCGGCGGGAAACATCACCGTGGCGATCGGTGCTCTTGTGGTTGACGCCACGTCCGTCTAGGAGATGGTATGTCATGGCATTGACGCTTGCTCAGGGCGCGCAGTTGGTTTCGGATCCATCATTTATCAGCCGTATTCGATCGGTCATGGTCCGAATTGCCGTCACTATCGAGCTGGAAGCTCAGGGCGGGCAGACCTCTGCGGTATGGGCCAAGCGCCGCGGGTTAGCTGTGCAGACATTAACCAGTCCTGATGCGGTGGTCGGTCGGTTTGCTGCGTTGGTGGCCTCAGATCCGGCAGGGTCACTGAACTGGTTTAATCCTATTCTTATCACGTCGTCAACCGCGGTTAATCCCTCCGTGATCACAACACCGGCACACGGTTACGCCAGCGGTGATGTGGTGGAAATTCTGAACCACACGATAAACACTAATGCGAATGGTACCTGGGTAGTGACGGTAATCAGCCCGACAACATTTTCTATACCGCAGCCTGGCAACGGCACGGGAGGTGCCACCGGCACAGTGCAGAAAATGGAAACAGATACCAATTTGTTTAATACAGTGAACAACTCGTGGAATGCAATGGCTGGTATAGCGACAGGAGAATAGGGCATGACTGACGAGACGGAAGCTAAAAAGATAGTCGAGCGACGTGTGGCTTTATCGTCAGTGATCCCAGATGATATCTTACGGCTCATTCCGTTGGAAGTGCAAGAATCCCTCGCGGCGCGGTTGGTGGCTCCTACTACAGAGCCTGTTGTTTTAGGATTCCCTTTCCCAGTACCTACAGAGACCAGTCATACCCCTCTTGTGCAGCACGCTGGATTCGATTATGTGTGCACGGGTTGTGGCGCACATATACCGGAT